GCAATAGGATTAATTCATGACTCGGCAACGCATGTTTCTTGATATTTCGTGCGTAGAGGCTGCACGGCAGCGTATCCGCCACGTTTACGACACCTTCGATACTGTTTGCGTTCAATTTTCTGGCGGCAAAGACTCCAGTGCCGTTCTTTATTTAGCCAAAGAAATCCACGAAGAACGCGGTCTTGGCCCAGTAAAAGTAATTTTCCGCGACGAAGAAATGGTCAGTCCTGTACTCCTTGACTATGTCATGAAGGTCAGAGATTACGACTGGGTGGACATGGAGTGGTATTGTTTGCCCACAGGGACAGAGGTTTGGTCTCTTGGTAGGCGCATGGTTGAGTTGTTATGGCACGAGCATCGAATGCAATTATGCAATCTGTATCGCCCAATGCCAGAATGGGCAATTACAGGTTATCACTTTGGCTTAGACCATCGCACTCCTCTGCCAGAACATATTGATTATTACACGACTCAGGGAAAGACTGGCAACATAGCCTTCATTACTGGAGTACGTGCTGCCGAGTCGATGGTCAGATATCGCTCGGTTGTTCAGAAATTGCATGAAAGTTACATCGTTACCCCCTACAAGTCTAAAAAGGGTTTGCCGATGAAGTTTGCAAAGATTATTTACGACTGGCAAGTTGATGATGTTTTCAAGTTTCTTTCAGAAGAACATGGCGCAGAATATTGCGAATATTACGACCTCGCCACATTGACCAATTCAAACAAGCGAGTCGGCATTCCATTGCACGCTGTGGCAATTCGTCGGATTGGTGATGTTGTTGCGACGGAACCAGAATTCTACGATGGCCTCTGGCAGTGTTGGCCAGAAATTGACGCACAGCGACGCTGGTATCCAGATTTTGATATTGAAAAACTTATCCAAGAGACTGCGGATGGTGGCTGGCCAGAGATTAGGGAATTTATTGAAACCTATATCTGGGGTGAAGATTTTAAAAGGCGAGCAATGTCATACGCTGCAGAATTTAGGAAAAAACACGCATCCGACCCCTATTCGTACCCCATGAACTGGCTGGTTCGCAATTTGCTACTCAACTCACTAACGGTCTCGTCAGTTTCTCCCGTCGGACCAAAAACTAAGGCACACTCAGTGCGACAGGCCGCCCTCCAACAAGAAGAAGATGAAATGATATGAAAATTGATATTGTAAATATTGATGACTTATTAGAGTTTGACTGGACATCAACGTACATTCTCAGACCAGACCTGCTTGTCCTTGCTGATTCAATAGGAACAACGGGCTTATTGTCTCCAATTATTGTTCATAAGGAAACCAATAAAATCATTGATGGCACGCAAAGAGTACGCCTCATTAAAGGAAACCCCCATTTGGCTGCGATGTTCACTGAAGGAATCCCTGTGACGTACGTAGAATGCTCCGAATTGGATGCAATGATTATCCATGTTCAGGTTAATCGTGGGCGTGGTTCAATTGTTGCAAAAAAACTATCTCGCGTGGTTCGGACGTTGGGTAAGACGAAAAAACTTGACGAAACTGGCTTTGTTTCAAAATTTTGTATGAAATTTCACGAACTCGAACTCATGCTTGACGGAACACTCATCATTCATAGAGATATAAAAAATCATACTTATTCACGAGCATGGGTTCCCGTGGAGGCCCCTTCTGGAACGGTAGAAGAGGGCAGAATCTCTATAGAACGCCCACCTAATGCCGATAGGTAATCATTACCAGTAAGGCTATGTCATGGTAGACTTTCTATGAATACAATGGATTTTCAAAGGAGCCCACAATGGACCCACAGGGAATAATTAGAAGAGCCGTCAACCGTATGGTCGGAAAAACTCGACAACTCGTATCTGGTGGACTTGGCCGAGCGGCTAATTTTTTTGGTAGAGGAAAAGGCCCCGTGGGCATAGTTAAGCGCTCACGATAAAATATTTTTATACATCAAAATAGGAGTGATTTATGTTAGTTACTATTAGCGACCTCACTTCCTATATGGACATCAGATTCTCCCTGCGTCAACAAGATGCCGCAGAAATGGTGCTAGCAGGCCTTCAGAGTGAACTAGAGGCTTATTTGGGTAGGCCAATTGAAGTAAGAACGTTTGTAGAGGAAGTAACCCTGCCCATTAATCATATCGGCATGCCTACTGACTCCTTTTTCTACGACACCTCCACCGGCTCTACGATGAATTCATTGACATACTCTCAGCCATCGCCGACAATCTATTTGCGTAACTCTCCAGTCACTAAGGTGCATAGCGTTAAAATCAAAAATACATCTACGACTGGAATATTTTTCGGAGAAGGCATAGATAGAGTTGCAACAGTAACCGGCGCAGTAAAAAGCGGCACAAATGTCACTTTTACTGCCAATGGACACACATTTACGAAGGGGCAAACCGTCATTACGACCGGAATCGTGCCAACTGTCTACAATCTCCAGAACAAAGAGATAACAGCAGTAACGACAAACACCTTTACAGTCGGCGGAATTGCTGGCACTTTTGGCGCTTACACTTCTGGCGGCACAGCAAATGCAACCGGACATGACTATGTCGTTCGTAGATATGGGGTTGATGTTTTCCGCGGATTCGCCAATGATACTTTTGAAATTACCTACGATGCTGGATTGGATGGAACTGAAATAGCAATTTTCAAACTTCTAATTTTGCGTGCCGCAACTCGCGAAATGCAAAACATGCACGATGATGTAGTTGGCATTAAGGATTTGGAGTCGCGAAATGTTGCCCCATTAGAAACTGGATTTTCTGACCGCGAACTAGCCTCAATAAAGTCACATAAGCGCGTCAGGGTCTCGTAGTAGTTCCATGCATCTTCAGATAAAAACATCATACGAAAACGGCGAAATAGAAGATTTTATTAAAGAAGCCAAAAAGCGAACAGGCGATTATCGCCCTGTATTTAAGAAGATTCGTGAAGACCTAGAGCAAATTTGGGCAAACAACTTTATGGTTGGTGGCTTGGAATCTGGGGCAAAATGGGACGCCCTGGACCCAGAATACTCATCCTGGAAAATAAAAAATGACCCAAACCCAATGATGATGCGTTCAGGTAAAACTCTATTTAGAAGCCTACGCAGCCTCAAGGGCAAGCCAAATATTATTCGTAAAAACTATGCCGTTTTCGGCACTGATGTACCGTACGCTAAGTTCCACCAGATGGGAACATCAAAGATGCCAAAACGCCAAATTGTATTCGAGCCCAAAGGCGCGAATGACAAATGGGGCAAATGGGCAGTTGACTACATTCATGAGAGCGAGTAATAAAAATGGCAATCGACCTAATGCATGGCTCGCATTTTGCTAAGTCCTATGTGAGTTCATACTTGGCCGTCGACCTTCCTACGCGCCTTGTCAGTTATAGGAATGGCTGGAATCTTGATGACATTGCATTGCCAAGTCCAGTCAAATATCAGACCTATGAACCTATTGCGCTAGATGAGTGGCCAACAATCATCACTGTTGCAATGTCGATGTCTGGACTGGAAAGAATAGGGTTCGACAGAAATAACCCTCTCTATCGCGTCAATTACAACATGCGTACGTACGTCTGGGTTCGCTCCGATAGGACCGACGGCAACTATGGCCCAGAAGAGGCAACGCTCATGCGAGACAGACTCACAACGGTCGTTCGCTCGGCAATTCTTGACTATCCATGTCTCAAGGCCACGGACCCACGCCAGACCTTCAAGGTTATGATTGACGAGTCCAGTATCACCGAAGAATATTCCGACTTAACCCTCCTCAAGGGCGACCGAGTCATGGCTGGTGCCTATATTGGCTACGACCTTTCAATAGATGAAGTAGTCATGCGTGAACCAATTGGCATAGTTAGCAACATTGACTTAACGGTTGAATCATTTGGATTATCCGAATCACGTTCAGCAATAGTAACTAATGCAACGAAGAGCGGAACTAACGTCACTTATACTGCTATCAATAATTTCTCTGTTGGACAAAAAGTCACGGTCACTGGCATCAATCCTGCGACTTTTGGTATTTCGGCAGAAACAATAACTGCAAGAACTGCGACAACTTTCACCGTTGGAGGTATATCCGGCTCGCTCGGTTCCTATATTTCAAGTGGTGTTGCGGTTGCCTTTACTTCCCTGAATTAAATAATCGTGTAAAATACGTGGAACCCCATGGAGGAATATATGTTGCATAAGTTTATTGAAATCAGTAAAGGCGAGGAACAGAATTACCTCAACGCTGGGTATTGCGTCATTACCAACATCTCCAACGACTGGATTTATTTGACAACTAACCTGCATTACGTCAGAGCGGAAACTATTGCTGCCGTGGCGGAGTTGGATGTTTCTTTGGAAAAGCAAGAATCTAAAGGACTTATTACCATTCTTCGAAGCGAAAAA